CGGCAACTGGTTCAGAAGCGACTCCATTCTCCGCGGCAGTATCGTAAGGAGTAAGTGATGGGCAACTTGAACAGCAAGGTGCTTAACAAAGGCAAGAAGGCGGCCCCTAAAAAGGCCGCTTCTAAAAAGCCTGCGGCACCCAAAAACAAAGAGGATTAACTGATGGATAGCTTGGCTCAAGTCTTCCAGGTTAGTAAGCGTGAAAGCGGGTTTGCCGTTTTGGGGCCGCACCGTCTCAAAGAGTTTTCTTTGATAGGCACGGCCTCCCAAGGAAAGTTCACGGTTTACGATACGGATACGGCCCCTGTGGCCGGAACCTATGCTCAGTCTGGTACAACGGTGACAGTGACCGATACCGATCACGGTTTGGCTACTGGAGATGTTGTCGGAATCTGTTTTGCAACAGGTACTGGTGGAACAGCTTGCTCCGGTAATTACTCAATTACCGTAGTGGATGCAGACACGTTCACAGTCCCAATGCTGAACTCGGACACAATTACCGGGGACCCGGCATGCAACTATGTTGCGAATAGTGGTCCTAATCAACCAATTCCAAAACGATGGTTGATGTGTAAGGGCGTCGCGGCAGGGGACACTTTCGCAAACACTTTTAAAGTTCCAAACAGCGGCTTTTCTACTAAGCTAGGTACTTACTTTTTAATGTCTGATTTATTAGAAGCGGACATGTTCTACGAGTAATGGCTACTACGAAGAACGTTAAAAGAACACCGTCTGGTCGCGTAAGCTATCGAGGTGAAACATTCTCTGGGTACAACAAGCCAAAGAGAACAAGCGGTGGAAGCAAGAAGTTTGCTGTGCTTGCCAAGAAAGGGGACGAGGTCAAACTCGTCCGTTTTGGCGATCCGGACATGACTATTAAAAAGTCAAACCCAGAGCGTCGAAAGAATTTTAGGGCTCGGCATAACTGTGATACGGCAAAAGACAAATTTAGTGCGCGGTATTGGAGCTGTAAGAAATGGTGACAGAAGTAACTGTTAACATGGAAGACGAAGAGTTAAAGACTAAGGACGTTCTTTTTCTTTTACAAAAGCATGAGAGCGAGTGCAATCTAGTAGTTGCCGCACCTTTCGGAATGCTTTTAGTAGAAAGGATGATGCAATGAGTCGTGTGAATTTAGGTGCTGGAGCCCCCGGTAAAAAAGTATGTGGCCCTGTTCGTAAAATGAAGAAGGGCGGAGAAGCCAAGAAAAAGGGCAACAAGATTTGTGACGCGGGGATTGCTTGGGCCAAACGGACGTTTGATAAATATCCGTCTGCATACGCTAATTTAGCGGCATCCAAGTATTGTAAAGACCCAAACTACGCTAAAAAGGCCAAGGGTAAAGCGTAGCATGGCTTCTTTAAAAAAGTGGTTAGATGAGAAGTGGGTCCGGATAGACAGCGAGGGTAATATTGTCGGGGAGTGTGGGACTTCCAAGAACAAGAAAAACCCGGACCGTTGTCTACCAAAAAAGAAAGCGCAGAGCCTGACAAAAGCCGAGCGTGCGGCAACCGCCAGAAAGAAAAAGAAGGCGGGAGCAACGGGTAAACAGTTTGTGGCCAATACTAAAAAGGCCAAGGTTACGCGCAGGAGCAAAGCATGACTGTTTCAAACTCCAAAGATTTTGAACTCGACGTAAGCGATTACGTTGAAGAAGCGTTTGAGCGGTGCGGCTTAGAGGTTAAGACGGGCTATGACCTTAAAACAGCACGTCGGTCTTTAAACTTAATGCTGGCTGAGTGGGCGAATCGCGGATTAAATCAGTGGACTATTGAGCAAACCACGCAAGCGTTGACGCAAGGAGACGGTGAGTATCTTCTTGGTTCAGAGACTATCGATGTTCTTTCCGTTGCATTGCGTCGCAGCGGTACAGATTACAACATGGAGCGGATCAGTCGGGATGAGTATTTAAACATTCCGACCAAAGACACCCAGGCCCGCCCGTCTCAGTTTTTCTTAGACCGTTAAGCGGGCCCCCGATCGCATTCAGCTTTTAAAAGCGGTTTACGAAGAAGAGCTTGATCGCGCCATGACAGAAGATAGAGACCGTGCCTCGTTTAATGTGTCTCCAAGCCTTGATTACTACAGGTACTGATTGTGGCTAGTTTTGCGAAAGGAAAGCACGCATACGGAATTTCCGACCGTTCGGGATTTCGCTATCCTTTGCATCGCATGCGCAAAGAATGGAATGGTGCACTTGTTGGGTTTGACGAGTGGGAGGCAAAACACCCGCAGTTAGAGACTCGACGGAAGATTGTGGACGCGCAAGCGTTAAAAGACCCTAGACCAGATCAGCAGGAAGGTTTTGCGGTGAATGTAGGGGTATCGACAGTAGAAAACCCAACCGGGGCTATTGTTGCGATGGTTGGGCAAACCGGTAATGTAACGGTGGTGACATGAGTTATACCTACGCAGAGTTAAAGCAAGCGATTCAAGATTACTGCGAAAACGCAGAGACCACGTTCGTAAACAACCTAGATACGTTTATCGAGTCCGCGGAAGAACGGATTGTTAAAAATGTTCAACTACAGGTGTTTCGTCGAAACCAAACAGCTTCTTTGACAGCGTCAAATCAATATTTGAATTTGCCGTCCGATTTCTTAGCGCCTTTTTCTTTGAGCATTACAAACGGAACGTCCAAGCAAATGCTTTTGTACAAGGATGTTAATTTCTTGCAAGAGTACGCCCCTGATTCTTCAGAGACTGGGGTACCGAAGTATTATGCGTTTTTCGACGAGGACAACATATTATTGGCTCCAACACCGGATTCCAATTACGCCGTTCAGTTGCACTATTTTTATCGCCCTGCCAGCCTTACAGAGCAGGCAGAAAGCGGCACGACGTGGCTTTCTGAAAACGCTCCGCAAGCAATGCTATACGGCTCTTTGCTTGCTGCGTACACCTTTATGAAAGGAGAGGCGGACGTTCTTCAGAATTATTCACAGCAATTTGCAGAATCCGTCGCTCGCTTGAAGAATCTGGGTGAATCTCTTGAATACACGGACGCGTACCGTACAGGACTCATTAACAGGCCGAAAACATGATAAAGACAGACTCTTTATTTTTGGACGTTCCGGAAAAAAAGCCGGTGGTTCAAGTACATACAACAGAAGGGCGTGGCTTTACGCCCGAAGAAGTTGCAGAGCGATGTGTGGAGCGTTTAATCAGCATTTCTGATTCTGCGGACCCCGCGTTGCGCGACCAAGCTCGTGCGTTTAAAAAACAAGCGCATATGCTTATTTCGGGTTATATGCGGGAAGCGATTCGTTCTGATCGCACAACGATATACAATGCACTTATGGATGCGGGTCATCCTCAACTAGCTGAAGCCATAAGGAGACTGTAATGGCAATTTCACAAGCAATGTGCACAAGCTTCAAGCAAGAGCTGCTTGAAGGGAAGCACAACTTCCGTTCAGGCGGGCACACTTTTAAGCTGGCGTTGTTTACGTCTTCTGCAACTTTGGGTGCGACAACTACGGATTATACGGCCCCTGCCTGCGTTGACTAACGTCAACCCATCGTCTTCTGGAACTACTGCGTTCACAGATTTTGCCGATCTGACGTTTTCATCTGCAACCATCACTGCTCGTGGCGCGTTGATCTACAACACCACGACAGACGGTGGCACAGGAACCACAGAATCCGTAGTTGTTTTGGATTTTGGGGCCGATAAAACTTCGACTTCGGGCGATTTTACGATTCAGTTTCCGACCGCAGACGCATCTGACGCGATTATCCGAATCGCGTAAGGCCGCCTAAATGGCAGATATCGTCACCGGTTGGGGCCGAGGAACCTGGAACCAAGGCGCATGGAATGAGCCTATTCCAGTCGAACTCACTGGGGTATCTGCTACCGGTGCGGTAGGGTCTGTCTCTGTTTCGGCAGACGCAAATGTCCCTGAAACGGGCTTTGTTGGTACCACAGGGCTTGGGTCTGTTACAGTTTCCGCAGACGCAAACATATCACCAACAGGGCTATCTGCTACCGGTGCGGTGGGGTCTGTCACAGTCTCAGCAGACGCAAACCTTTCCGTAACCGGAATAGCGGGGACAGCTTCGCTCGGAAGTGTCACAGTCTCCGCAGACGCAAATGTACCTACCACTGGTCTTGAAGCAACCGCTGCCGTCGGCTCTGTTTTGGTGGTTGCAGAGGCTAATGTCTTCCCGACAGGAGTTGCCGCGAACGGCCAGCTTGGATCTGTCACTGTTGACGCCGAAGCAAATGTACCTACCACTGGTCTTGAAGCAACCGGCTCCGTTGGTTCTGTCACTGTTGCCGCCGCTTCGGTTGTGTCTGTCACCGGTATATCGACCACCGGTGAGGTAGGCTCGGTTACGATTGAGGGTGTTTCTAACGTTTCCGTCACGGGAGTAGAGGGGGCCACCGCCATTGGCTCCGTCACGGTTGATGCGGAAGCCAACGTTCCAACGACGGGGCTTGAGGCTACTTCCGCGGTTGGTTCCGTCACTATTTCCGCAAACTCGGACATTCCGGTCACAGGAATCGAAGCTACGGCGGCGGTCGGTTCTGTCACGGTAGACGCGAAAGCGAATGTTGACGTTACAGGACTCGAAGCTACGGCGGCGGTCGGCTCCGTTAACGTTGCTGCGGACGCTGTTATCCCAGAGACTGGACTTAGCGCAACGGCTAGTGTAGGAACCGTTTCCATTAGCGTCTCCTCTAATGTATTCTTAACTAATACAAATTTAGTGGCCACTGGACAAGTGGGAACTCCGTTTGTTTGGAGCGAAGTCGATCCAAGTCAAACGCCGGGATGGTCGGGAGTAACTCCGTCGCAATCCCCAAATTGGACCGAGATTACACCTTCGCAGTCTCCAGGCTGGGAAGATATTGCCGCGTAGGAGAGCTAAATGCCAAGTACCTATACCACCAGTAACGGAATTGAGTTAATCGCCACCGGCGAACAGTCCGGA